CAGTCAAAGCTCCAAAAGGATTTCATTGGATGAAAAAAGGTAGTGGTTATAATCTAATGAAACACTCAGGTAAGTTTAAAGCACACAAAGGTGCATCTTTAACAGCAAAATTTAAAATACAGAAAGTACATAAAAGTGGCTAAGACACCAGCATGGCAGAGAAAAGAAGGCAAATCCAAAAGTGGGGGTTTGAATAGAAAAGGTATAGCTTCATATAGACGAGCTAATCCTGGATCTAAGCTCAGCATGGCAGTTACAGAAAAGAATCCAAAAGGAAAACGTGCTGCTAGACGTAAGTCGTTTTGTGCAAGAATGAAAGGTATGAAACGTAGACTTACTTCTGCAAAAACAGCACGAGATCCAAATAGTAGAATAAACAAAGCATTAAGAAAGTGGAATTGTTAATATGAGTAAAAGACTAGAAAAATTAGCTGATCAAATGATTAATCTGACTCCTGAAGAATCTCAGAAGTTAGCATTAATTGTTAGAGCAAAGCTTATGCCTGAAGTTGCAAAACAGCAACAGAAGGGTTTATTACAACAGGCAAATAACCCAATGATGCAGCAAATGGGTAGACGACCAAATATGCAAATGCAAATGCCTAATGCACAAATGGCTGCAAGACAAGGACTATTAAGACAATGATGATGAAAACAAGAATGTTCATAGCAAAACAATTTGCAAAAAAACATTACAAAGGTGCAATGGATGCTATGAAATCATTAAAAGGTAAAATGACACCTACGCCTGAAGGTGTACTTGGTGCTAGAGCTAGAATGCAAACAGCACTTAGATCAGGATCTTATAAAATTGGACAGTTTAAAAAAAGTACTAAAGCTAAAGCTATGGCAGCAGGTTCTAAAGTAAAAACTTTTGCTAAAAAAAATAAAGTTGCTTTAGTTGCTGGTGGTGGAGCTGCAGGAACTGTAGCTGGTTATCAATCTGGTAAAAAACGTGAAAGAAAAGTAGCAATTAAATCTATTCAAAAAATGGGTTTAGCACAAGCTGCAGGTGATCTTGGTATAAGATCAAGCGTAAGAGGACTTTCTGATAAACAAAAAGTTCAGATTGTAAAAAAAATGAAAAAGAATATTGTTAAGGATATGAAACAATATAGATCTTTTTATTCATAAACAATAAAGGAGAAACACTATGCCAATGGTTGGAAAGAAAAAATACCCATATACTAAAAAAGGTAAAGCTGCTGCTAAAAAAGCTGCAAAAAAAATGGGTAAAAAAGTTAAAATGAGGAAGTACTAATGAAAGCTCGAATGCCAGGTAAAGCAATGCTTACAGCAAAACAAAGAACATTGCCAAAAGCATTACAAGAAAAAATAATTAAAGCTAAAAAGAAAAAGAAGAAAAAATGAAGTACCCAGATATAATAGGATCAAGTGATAAAAAGTTTAGAAATTATAGCTATGGAAAAAGACCAGGTAAAAAACTGGTTAAGTATTCTCCAGTTAAAGCTAAAATTAATAAACTTACAAGCTCTATTAAAAACATAAGTCTTAAAAAAGGAGTTATGAAAGGTGTTAAGTTTGCTGGTAAAACTGCATTTAGTCCATTAGGATTAGCATTTGCAGGTGGTGCATTAGTCACTAGACAAATTAAAAAAGAATTAAATGAACCTACTGCAAAAAGACAACAACAATTTAATAAAAAAGGACTTTCAATTTTATAATGGAAGATAAAATTAAATCAGAAGATTTATCTCATGAGAATGAAGTAAAACATGGTGGTAAAAGACCAGGAGCTGGTAGACCATTAGGTTCAAAGTCTAAAGCACTTTGGAAATCTATGGAACAGATGGCTGAAAAATATCAACATTCTCCTTTAGATTATCTTTTATCTGTGTTAAACAATCCTGCAAGTTCACCTGAACGTAAAATGTATGCAGCAGAAAAAGCAGCACCTTATGTTCATCCAAAACTAGCTAACACAACATCTAAGATAGGAACAGATGAGCCAATCGAAATCAAAGTCCAATGGCAAAAAGAAAGTTAAGATTATAGAAGTACCCTATAAGCCAAGACAATATCAACAAGAGGTACATAGTAATTTAAAAAGATTTAGTGTTCTCGTTTGCCATAGACGATTCGGTAAATCAGTTTTATCTATAAACGAATTAATAAAAACAGCAGCAGGTAAACCTAGAGCTTTATGTGCATTTATAGCTCCAACTTATAGACAAGGTAAATCTATTGCTTGGGAATATTTAAAATTTTACACACAACCACTTATGAAGTGGGGTGGAAGTAGGAACGAGTCTGAACTTAGAATCGATTTATTTAATGGTTCTAGAATACAAATTTTTGGTGCAGATAATCCTGATTCAATAAGAGGTATGGGATTTGATGGCGTAGTATTAGACGAATACGCAATCATGTCTCCTAGAGTATGGACAGAGATTATTAGACCAGCTGTTGCTGATAAAATGGGATGGGTTTTATTTATCGGTACACCAATGGGGCATAATCAATTTTGGGAAGTATATGATTTTGCACAGCGTGGTCATAAAGATTGGTATGGGAAACTATATAGATCTTCTGACACAAAAGTAATTCCAGAGGAGGAACTGGAACAGGCACGTTCCATTATGACACCTGAGCAGTACGAACAAGAATTTGAATGTTCATTTACTGCAGCAGTGAGTGGAAGTTATTATGGTCGACTTATAACTAAAGCTGATAAAGATGGGAGAATCGGCTACGTGCCTGTAGATGATAATGTAGGTGTGGAAACGTGGTGGGATCTGGGGATAGGTGATTCAACTGCAATATGGTTTGCACAAAGAGTTGGAGAAGAAGTACATCTAATAGATTACTATGAAAACTCTGGTGAATCATTAGCACATTATGTAGATGTATTGACAGAAAAAGATTATGCTTATTCTTGTCATATAGCTCCACATGATATACAAGCAAGAGAACTTGGTACTGGAAAGTCTAGATTAGAAGTTGCAGCTGAACTAGGATTAGATTTTCAAGTAGCACCTAAACTTGAAGTAGATCATGGAATTGAATCAGTACGTAATACACTGAAAGATTGTTGGTTCGATAGAGAAAAATGCAAAACAGGACTAGATGCATTGAGACAATATAGAAAACAATGGGATGAAAAAAACCAAGTTTTTAAAAACAAACCTCTGCATGACTGGTGCTCACACGCAGCTGATAGCTTTAGGTATGGATGTGTATCCGAACCTTTAGATACAACTGAATGGGATAAACCAATTAATGTAGATACAAAATATGTAGTATGAAGAAATCACAACAAGAAATATTATCAATAGTAAGTAGAGAAATTCACAATGCATCAGGTTATATTGGTGGTGAGCTAGTTGCTAGAAGAAAGAAATCTAATGATGTAATGGACACAGTTGAAAGCTTAATGCCTTCATTAATGAAAATCTTTACAGCAGGAGACAATGTATTCTCATGTGAAGGTGTTGGACCAGAAGATGAAGAAATGGCTAGACAATGTTCAGATTATTTAAACCATATATTCTATAAACAGAATAATGGATTTACAGCATTATATACAGCATTCAAAGATGCATTGATTCAAAAGAATGGTATATTAAAAATATACTGGGATAATTCAGAAAAAACTGAAAGAGAACAATATACAAGATTAACAGATGATGAGTTTAATGATCTTGTTGCAGATTCAGAAGTAGAAGTAAAAGAACATACTGAATATGATGAACCTATCGTAGATGATAGAGGTGAAGAATTAGATAAAATAAAATTACATGATGTTGTAATACATAGAACTAGAAAGTATGGACAAGTAAGAATAGATCCAATACCACCTGAAGAATTTTTAATTGAAAGAAGATGTAAGTCTATTGATACAGCTAACTTTGTTTGTCATAGAACAAATAAAACTAAAACTGAATTAGTAGAAATGGGATATGATAAAGATCTAGTAGATTCTTTACCAACTGGTGATCCTGATTATTTTACAGAAGATAAATTTATTAGACATCAAAACATA